GATTCAATTAATGTAGAAAGATCAAATAACCCCTTGTTAGGGTGAGCCGAGGTAGTATCACTAAACTCAAAAATAGACTGCCTTTCAGCACTGACGCCAAAAACCTGCTCGTCAGAGAACTCAAAGAGATCACTTGCACCCTTATCAGAATGGAATGACAGATCCTCAGAAACCGCAATGCTTGACTGCTCTGCACGGTTGACATCAAAGTTTTGTGAGTCAGAAAAGGTAGCTAGATCAAATAGCCCCTTATTAGGGTGAGACGAAGCAGCGTCACCAAATCCAAAGACAGACTGCCTTTCGGCATTTACCCCAAAGGCTTGCGAATCGGCAAGTGCAGTGAGGTCACTTAGACCCTTGTTGGGATGTGAGGACGCTACGTCTGAAAAAGAAAATGTATCCGCTAACTGTTTACCTACAGTAAACACCGGAGCCTCAGACAAGAACCCGAAGCTATCGCTTAGAGACTTATCAACGACAAATACGGCTGCATCCAAGAACGCATACGAGTCGTTAAATACGTATATGGTTCTTTCGGCATTAACGTGAACGTCATACAGGTAAAGATTTTGCCAGCTAGATATAGCCGTAAGCTTTGCGAAGCTAAATGATGGGGATATCTGGCGGCTTAATATTGAAGCAACAACATTCTTCTGACTGACTGCAACAGCAGCCTTTCTTATAGACGCAGTTAATTGAAGCCTTTGATGTGTAACACCAGCTTTAAGTGACCGATACTTTACCGACGCATGGATAGCCATCGGCTTATCCGAACTGCGAGCGTACTTTAAACTTGATTAAATCGACGACTGTCTGTGTTCGACCTGCTGAATCGGTAAACTCGATCTCACCCTCTAGAACGCCTGTTGTGGCTAAAGTATCCGAGTCGAATATAAATGTAACCTTCCCGTCAACCGGCGAGGTAACTGTTGCTAAAAGCGTGTCAATCAAGCCTGTCTGTCCAACAGTTCTAACTCGCATTCGTACAGATCCACCAGACAAGTCCAGTGCAGCAAACGTAGTTGGGTCATCAGTATCAAGGACTACGCCAGCGGCGGCTGTGTTACTGTCCTTCAGAGTCATCTCGATCTCGGGAAGCTGATCTCCCTGAACAAGATCAATGGTCGTTAAATATGCCATTAAATAAATTCCCTCGATTTACAGGTTAAAGAACCACCGCTAAAGCCATATTTCACTTGGCGAATTACTCGACCTACTGCGCGCTCAAATAGCTGCTTGTTTACTCCAGCAGCATTTGGGTTTGACCAAGGCTGAGAACTCATCATCTGGAGCCGGTACAATGCACCGTGAGTGATTAACTCTCTATGCTCTTTGCCAACCGTGTCAGGAATGCTTGAGCTGGTTGACGTAGGCTTGACTGAGTACATCACTCGAATCCTAGCCGCTGCTGCGGGAATAGGAGCTAAGTAAAAGTCGGTGTTGTCACGCTGGGCATAGTACCGTGGAGTACCCTTCGTGCTTTCATCTCCGAGTCTCTGCAAAAGCTCACTGTAACTAATAGGCTTAAGCGGAGTAGTGTTGCTGAATATATCGATAATGTGGTTTAACTCTGTACCTGACGGTAGAGATACCGCGTACTCGTTAACACCCTCAATGACCGTCATAAATTCAGGCTCAGGCATGTAGATATCTGACCTGCTGCAAAAGTCTATTGCAGAATCGCGTATTGCCCGCTCAATTATAAAGTCGGGTGCGCCCTGTACTTCGGGTCGGACATACAGATTCAGGTCAGAATATTTCATTAGGCGACACCGCCCGCACCAGCCGAGGCAGGTACTGGAGTAGTTGCGCCATCAGCTTGAGTCTTTACACCCAGCGCGTTAGCAAAGCTCTGGTAATGCATCATTGCTCTCTGCGCGTTACCGGCAAACTCAGAATCTTTCTGATATGAGCGATACAGTACATAGTCCAGTATGCAATTCGCATAAACATCATCAAGGCTAATTACTTGAACGTCTGTTGCAAAGTTGGATACCGAGATCTCTGGAGGTGATGAGCTGTAAACAATCTCTAAAGAATGCGTACCGCTAGCACCTTTGGGATATACGTAAAAATTCTTAGGATCAGCAGGATCATAAATGAAATGCTCGATCTTGTTAGCTGAAGCTACGGTCTCATGCCAGTTCGGAAGCGTCTCATCTAGGATGCGCTTCTGTACTTGGGTAACGGCTCTGCCGCCGACGTTTCGCACTACTTCAATCAATCGTAACGCCGCGCTCGGAAGTGTCTGCTTACTACCATCAATGCAATCATAGTTAGTGTTAACCATCTTTGCGTCTGGTCTATGCAGCACAACTTCTTTCTGTGCGTCGTTAAAAAACTTTAAAAGCTCTTCTTTTGGAAACCGGACGTTCGTATTATCCTGAAGAATAATCCCAGCCCGATCTAAAACATCTACTACTTTAGTTGTCGCCATTGTCTGTCTCCCACTCAATTATTTGTAAATCGGGGTTATTCTTGAAGATCGGGTTGTACTCGAACTCATTTCCGGTAATCACATTTTTAACCCGCTTTGGGACGAGTTGTTTCTGGACTGGCTGGGGATTAGCTTTATTCTTGGCTAATTGCTGCACCTGCTCTTCGAGCTGCGCGAGCGTCAACCGCCTATCCAGCTTCACGCCAAATTCTTCTTTGGCTTGAATGAATACATCGTCTTTCTTCGTGTTAGATTTCTTAGTCATAAGAGTCTCTCTAAAAAACAGGAGAGCAATACTTGTTTTTTAATTCCAAGTATTGCCCCCTATTTAAAGAACTAACTTAGTTCCACTTACCAACTACAAGTGCATCTGGAGTAACGACCTTAGAGCCGTAAACTTTCAGACCGCGTACTTGATCGCCGAAAGTGCTTTCCATGCGGACAGTTTCAGTGTTAGTGAACTGTGACGCGAAGGACAACGCTTTTGGGTGACCGGCTAGAACGTGAGTGAAACCCGCGTCGGTGCCAGTTGTTGGCTTGTAAACCATATTGCTTTGGAAAACCTTGAAACGGTCAATCATGCCAACCAAACCGTTACGGAGAGGTGAAGTAGCATCGCCAGTCAGGTAAGCCTGACGCAGCTCTGACTGCTTAAGCATAGAGATGTACTCTGGAGATAGGACGATGTAGCGACCTTCTTCAGGGATGTTCAGCTCATCTAACTGCTTAGACATGGTCAAGATGTTTTCGAGGATGTTGGCGGTAGTTACATCAGTCTGTGCGCCGATAGTAGTAGCACCAGTTACAGCGCCAGCAAGAACTTGGGTTTCAACAGCAATACGCATACCTTCAGAGGCATCAGTAGATGCGCCGTCAAGCATGTTGATGTCAGCCTGTGCTGCCAGCACGTCGTCTACTTTAAAGCTGTAGTACTTAGCTTTATCGATAAGCATCTCGATTTTAGCAGTAGCAAGCTCTTGAGTAGTGATAGTACCTTCGTAGTCATTGATCGTTACAGCCGGAACTGTACGGATAATGACTTTGTCGCCTTGACCGGAGATTTCACCCTCGTAGTCGGTGTTGCTGATTTCGGGCAAGATTGACTTGCTGTAAAACTTAGCCTGAAGGAGTTTGGAAAACACCTCTGGGATAAAGTTAGCTTCTGATGTAGCACCCGTTGAAAATTGTGAAAAAGACATTTTATTACCTCACAAGAGATTAGCGGCGTATCGATCCACTTTCCATTGCCTTGAGTATTTCTGTTTGATGCTTTTCAAACGTCTTGTTTGGCATCCTCATAATCTCATCGACAGTCCAGTATTTCTTATCGCCTTTTAAATTAGACTTTCGAGCCTTGGGCATCTTCGGTTCTGCAACCGATTTTGCTCGCTCTAAAGCCTGCTCTTGCAGCGTAGGAGCTGGTGCGCCCATGTCAGTTTTAAACCGTGTAAGTACAGTATTAACATCATTAGAAGACCCTTCTTGTATCCAAGTCTTCGTTTGAGAATCTGCTTCCTCCAGCCAGTTCAACCAGTCTGCCGTATCAATAAGTTGATCGACATCAGGGTGTACCGTCCGAATCCGCTCAAAGTGCTCAGCTTGCGCCTGCTCTTGAATCTGTTGATATTTACTCTGTTCTTGCTCGGCTAAAGCCTCTTTGGCTGCGCCAACTTCATCCTGTGTTCTCTTCAACTCGTCAAGTAAAGGTCCAGCTAGATCGGGGTAATCTTCCCTTATCTGAGCCAGCTTACTTTCGTCTTTCGAAGACTCCACAAGTTGACCTTTCAACTCAGTAATACTTCTGATCAGGTCGGCATTTTGCCGCTTCAAGTCAGCAGTTTCCTGCGTTGCTTTGGTCATTCTCGCCTGTGCGCCCTTCATAGCTTTCTCGGCTTTTTGCAAAGCCAACTTCAGTTCAGAGTCATCGCTGCGTACCGACTCTTCATCTGTGTCCTCATCCGCCTGAACTTCAGCCATATCCGTGGGATCGGGGGCTTCTACTTGCAACTCTTCGGGTTCTTCTGGGGTATCCTCTAGAGGTTGATCCGCCTCTGGGTTCTCAGTCCTACCTTTAGTCATTTGCTCGTACAGTTCTCGTGCTTCAGCTTCCAGTCGCGCTGGGTCATTTCTCTTTGACATTGTTATTTCCTTCGAGTCCCACATTGGGATATTCGTTAGTCTATTGCGGATGTCCTTTTAGGGGTCCGCGCTTTGTCTAGAACGGCTTTTGCCGCGTCTTCAAGGTCAAGCATGAAGCGAAGCTCTAATAGCCTGCCCTGCTCGAACCTAAAATTTGTCTCATCTGCTTTTTCTAACAACGCCTGAGCGCTGTCGAATCTGGCTTTAATTAAGTCAGAAAGGAGCTGCCATTCCGGCATCGCCCTGAGGCGGAGGACCGCCTGCGCCTGCTCCCTGTTGCATTTGAGCTTGCTGTAATTGCTGCTGTTGCTGCTGTAATTGCTGCTGTTCAAGAGCTACTTGCTCCTCAGTCTTTATAATATCGTCGGGTTCAATATCCATACTTGAGGCAATGTCTCTAAGCAGCTGTGTGCGCTTAATAACACCGCTCTGGTCTTCACCAACAATGGATAGGAACTGAAGCAATCTCTGGCTTTGGATCTCTTTCTGAACAAGAGACGTGCTGCCCCGTGCAACAATTCGCAGGTCACCTTTTGACTTCTCGTTAGTTCCGAACTCCATATTGAAGTGGAACAAGCTCTCAATCATTGGCTCAATCAAGAAGTCATCAATGTTTTTGATCGTGCTCTTTAGTGCAATGTTTGCCGCACCCATAAGCATCGACATACCGGTAGCTGTTTTGTTAAGACCCTGAGTCTGCTCACCATGTGTGTAGCTTGGAAGCGACGTGGTCTCGTCAGCGAATCGACGGAATATCTCTACAATCTGGTTCAGTCCGTTAGCATTTGCTACTGGCTGATACCATCTGACAGCAGGCATAGATCCGTCTCCACCTTCTCGGAGAAATACTCTCCAAGGGTGGATGTCGGTCGGGTCTTCTCCTGCTGCTAGCAAGTCGGTGTTTACCTCAACCATAGGACCAGAAGACAACGCCATGTTGTCCAGCCAGATCCGTGTTGCGGTATTCATAGTTCCCTGCGAGTCACGCATCATGCGAGGTACGCCTGTACCCCAGAACTGGTGCGGGCTGCGCTCATAAGGGAAGATGTGGTATGGCATCTTGTATCCAGCAATAGGATTCAACATAACCTTCAATACTTTGCCGTCGCATACCCATACACAAGCCGAGTAGTCATCTGACAAGTCAGAGCCTTCCTCAAGCTCAATGCCGTGCTCTTCAAGCTCGTAGCCGTCTACCGTCCCCCAATACTCCATAACAACGAAGCGGTTGGATTCAGAGTTATCGTTAATACCTGCGATTCTGCGGCGGGTAGTTTCGTGATCCTCTTCAGTGTGATTGCCACCTCGGTGAATCTTAAGGAGATACTTGACCATCTCACCGTCAAACTGCGGAAGATCGGCTAAGTCTCTCATCTGCCTACGAGTCAGAACATGACGACGGAACAAACCATCGCAATCATCTAGCGTAGTGCAAAATGGATCTGGGTATAGATCAAAGATACTGACGCTCTCAACTTCCGGAGCAACAGTTTCGACAACATTTAACGTGTAAGCTTGCTCACCTGTCTCAGGGTTTAACACCTGAGAGTAGGACTGCTTCTGATCTATACGTACAGTGCCTGACTTAACAGCACCGGAGCCAAAGATACACGCTTCAAGCATGCTTTCTTTTAGCTTCATTTCCGCGTTGGTCTCAACCAGTTGATCTTCAATATCAATGGTCATGGACTCGGCG